CACCACCAATAATACTTGATACCTCTACTCTTATTTTATCCGCTTTAACCGTTCCATTTGGAAATCCTGCCCCTAATGGATTATGACACATACTAGTGTCTAGTTCTGGATATTTTTCCTTTTCGAGAATTGCAACTGTTATTCCTTCAGTTCCTTCATTTAGGAGACCATCTGGATCTTCTAATTTGAAAGCCAATCCTACTAAATCTGCAATAGGTGCAAGTGTAATATATCTCTTATTTACTGTTAATTCAATATAAGTGGGATTATTTTTACCTCCTAATGTCTTTCTTACAACGCCAGTATCTATCATAGAACCTGCTGCGTCACTACCTGCTGCCCAACTAGTTAAACCAAAACAAGGTATCTGAGCACCACTTGCTAACTTTGGTAAAAAGTAGTCTCTTTGTGCTTTTGTTCCATAATGAATCAAAAGTTCTGCTGGTCCTAATGAATTAGGAACCATAGAAACAACACCTACAGCACCATTTTTACTTGAAATTTTTTGAACTATTTGAGATCTAGCATGTGTATTAAAATCTAAACCTCCATATTTTTTAGGCACTAACATACCAAAAATACCAATATCTCGTAATTCTTTCATAATATCTAGTGGGACACATCCCTTTTTACGAATATCTTCTGAGTCAATCATTTTACAAAGACTATTAACACGAGTATTTAAATATAATTCTTCTTCGCTAGTCATTCTAACCTTATAATTTTTCAATTCATCGAGATTGCCCTTTCCACTAAAAATAGTTCTATCAAATCCTATTGTTCCACAAGTAAGCGCAATTCTTTCAGTTTGTGATATTCTAGGAAATATTTTTTTTGCATAACTAAATAGTCTTTTCATTGTATCCATTAATGATTTTAAAATTTTTAAATAAACTTAATAAAAATAATTAGGGAAACTAGAATATCTAGCTTCTTTGAAAATAAAATTGAAATAATCTAAAGTCAAGAAATATATCAATTCACCATAGAAATGAAAGGAACAATTGAAAAAGAATCGCTCGAAACTATTAAAAAAGATATTAAAGAACTAGAAAATAAAATTGCATGCGCAGAACAAGAAAAACAATATACTTGTAACCTTGCTGGACTGTTGAAGGTCATTGATGAACATACGGAAGCACTTAAGATTCTAAAAACAAAACTAAAGAATTTTTGAAAGCGCTTACATTTCATTACCAGAATCATCTTTGTAATTGTCTAAATTATTTTTTTGTTTTTCTCGTTCTCGCTCCTTTTCCTGCTTTGTAAGAAGTCTTTGAATATTATCTAACTGTTCTAGTATTTTATCATTTTCAATTATAATAACAGAATCTTCTATATTACATTCTTCACTAATTTTTCCATCTCCTTGTGGATGACTACCAAGAGAACTTATTCCATATTTTAAACCCTGAAACATATAGTATCCAGTATTCTTTAAAATCCACCATGAAACCTCTAACGATACATTGAGTAAATTAGTTGGCACAAAATAAATCATATACTCCTACTATAATCGGATAAAAAAGTATAGACACTAAACGCAACACCATTTACTAGATATGCACGTAGTAATGCAAAGGAAAGTCCTCTATATAAACTAGTATTTTCCAATTTTATTAACTCTGTTAAAGATTTTCCAGGATTTAAATAACTTCTACTTTTTAAGGTATCAATAGGATATAACCAAAACCAACTATTTACACCAGCCATACCTCCACTTTGAAAACTATTTATTTTTTTTTCTTGATACAAATAATCAAAAGTTAAAAAGTATATTGGCATTGAAGTTGTTTCTAGTAAGACTGAATATTTCATTCCATTTAATACAAATTTTCTTGGTAATTTTGCCGTTTCTCCGCTGACCTGTGATTTGACTTTTGCATTATCAAGTTGGTTTTGAACTACTCCATTTATTAAACCTACTAATGTATAACTTAATACATAATTATCTGTTTTTCTTATAAAATAATCTCGATTACCAAATGTAATCGTATTTATTAATGTGCTATTAACAAGAGGATATCTTATTCCCATCCAAAGACTCTTTGGTTTGGTTATTTTTACACTATTAGTCTGCAATCTTGTTTTAATGGTATCAAATGGATACCCAATTATAGTTTGAGATATGCCTACGCAATATCCTACAAGATATTCCATATACTATTTAAAATTGATTTATTTTTTAAATCTTTAATATCTATGATTAATAATGATTTTTCTTAAGAATTATCTAGACTTTTCATACAAATACCGTCTTTTAGTAGGAGATAAACTTAACGGGGGACATAAAATATCTTATTTGGAAAATTTACCGCAGAATGGTTGCTCGTGAATACTTAACTAAAAAATGTTCTATTGGACAAGCAGATGTGAAGAATGTTATTTTGCTAGATGGAATATATTTATATTAGAGGGACCGATGATAAATTTTTATATAGTCCCAGTTTGTAACAATCCTAATACAGAAACATCTGGAGTATTATGTTGCTATAAACAAATTTGTGCAAGAGAATGTAAATTTAAATTATACTGTAGCACTTGCAGTATTAAAACAGATTATACACCAGTTAGATATCCATTTGAAAATGATAATGATGATAGGGGTAATATAATAGATAATAGGGCAGATATTCGAGTTCCTTGTAGAAATTGTGGAGATATAATTAAAAAAAAATGTGTTTTAATGACTACTTTTTAGAAGAATGAGGTTAATTACAAGTTGAATTTAACTTGTTTTTGACGAACTAATGATTTAATTGCTAAAAGTTCTATAGAAACTGAGTCTTCAGTAATCCAATCTAAAGTTTTTAATAAATCACTTTTTTTATCTTCAAGTAGTGTGTCTGTGCTTTTTGCATTTCTTGATGATGTTAATACAAAAGAACCATCTTCTCTTATGAATATATTTTTTTCACCTAACCAACTTGGAATGACTCCAGATTCAAAACATCGGTTTATTAAATCTTTAATTTTATCCTTATGTTCATCGCTTAACATATTTTCTTTTTTAAAATCAGATAAACTTTGTCCAACTAATTTCTCACTAACTAAAAATATTAATTCTTTACCATTTTCATCTTTACATAAGAAATATTCTAATAATTTTGGTCCTAAATTATTATCTGATAATAACTTTTTTAACTTTACTTCTTTCAATAATCTTTCTATTGATTCTTCAGTTACAAATCTTGTTGAGCGTAATTTTATAAATACATCTTGTCCATCTTTTTTAACAGTAATTTTGGTAATGTCTCCAAAATCAAAATCTGTTTTTATTTCTTCTAAATCACTATAATTTTCTAAACATCTATTTTTTGATTTAGGATTTGTTGGAACAAATTCTTTTATACTTTTTGCTATTTCAGAAAAACTTAATTTACTTGGTTTGTTTGTTATTCCAAAAAATACATCAAGTATTTCACTTTCATCATCAACTTCAGGCATGTCATTAATACGCATTTCTTCTTCTTTTAATGCTTCATCTGATAATGCTTTGAGTCTTTTTATTTCAGTGTTATATTTCTTTTGAATTTTAGTAAAATCAACTAAAAGTTTTTTGTTCGTTTTCTAACACGAGAAGGAGAATTCTTTTTAACAGATTTCATTTATAATATAAAGATATATAAAAATTATCTAAGTCTTAGCATTTATCTAAGTCTTAGAACTAAATGAAGTGTGCTTTCTTTTTGAATATTATAGTCATTTAATGTGCGACCATCTTCTAACTGTTTTCCAGCAAAGATAAGACGCTGTTGATCAGGTGGAATACCTTCTTTATCTTGAATTTTAGCTTTTACATTTTCAATTGAATCTGCGGGTTCTACATCGAGTGTAATAGTTTTTCCAGTAAGTGTTTTTACAAATATTTGCATTTTGATAATCTAATATCATAAATAAATTTTAAGTTTTTTGTCTTTTTGTTAATTTTATTCAAGTAATCCTATAAAATTACTTGCTAAATTACTTGAAGAAACCAAGAGTGTTATAATACAGCGAACATGTTACAATATCTAAATGAAGAAATGCCAAAAAATGATTTCTTGGTTTATAGTGTCCTTTGTGGAGTAATGTATTTAACTTCGATTAGTTACTTTGATGACCTAAATTTAGTAAGTATTAGAATACGTAATTTATGGACGAGCAATATTTTTGCAATAACAAGCGCGGTTCAGTCTTCAGCTTATTTGATGGATTATAGTTCTAAATCCTCAATCGATGCAGTTGTAATTTATATTTTATTATATGCAATTGGAGATTTATCTGATATGCGTAAAATAAAATATCCTGGAAAAACTGGACAAATAGTGCATCACGTTATGATGATAATTATGTTTCTAATTAGGTTCTTAAACCTATTTGGATTTATTACATTACCAACCAGTTATCATTATCTTGTTGCTCGTAATTTTTTGTCTGAATATACAACACCATTTCTTAACTATTGTTTTTATTGCTACTACAAGGATAAAAAATTAGAAAACCGTGAAGTAAGAAATGGGTTTTTGCTTAGTAGTAAATTATTAGCTGCAACATATATTCCATTTAGAATTATAAATCTATTAACACTCTTTATTTATACAAGTTCATTAGTAGCAGGGGACCAGAATCAATCATTATTGACGACAAATAATTTAAGTAAATGGAGTCACTTTTTGCTTTTAATTATGAATTGTGTATGGTGGTATAAAATAGTATCTAAAATACATTCATTTGATACCCAGCAGGTGAATAAAAATGAACACTCACTGAGACAGAATTAGATAGATTCTCCATACTATGATAACCTCTAGTATTGTCTATTTCACCTATTTCATTTTCGACAATATCTTTTTCATCTATTTTTAATACATTAACGTTTGAATAAACGTGTTCTCGTAAAGCACCTTTGATTACCTTATAAAGACATCCATTTTCAGCATGGTCGTGAATTGGTGATAATGCTTGGGGACCCCAAAATATTATATATGCATCAAACCAATTACTTGTATGAATTTTTATTTTTATATAGTTTCCAGTATTATTGTAAATTTCACTATTTACATCGGCATATAAATCAAAATTTTCAATCATATCACGATATGCTTCTAAAAAATATTCAAATTTATCATGTAATATTATTTCACGTATAATAGAAAAATTATTTATACTACTTGTATCAATGTTCTCAAGAATAAAACAACTCATAATATCACATTAAATATATTTTTTAAATGGTATATTAACATAATTAATGATAATTAATGATAATTAATGATAATTAATTAGTATAACTCGAATAACCACCTACTTCATTTTCATAAGCAAGAAGATGAACGCGCAAAGGTGTTTTACGACCAGGACGCTGAGCACGACCAATAATCTGACGCATAAGTCCTTCTTCAGTCTTATTATAAATAATAAGGTCGGTTGTGTTTTCCAAATTCATTCCACTGGCAGCAAAATGTGCATTAATCATAATACCATCTAGACCACTTTCTGGATTTTTGAAATCAGTAATGACATTATTGATATGAGTTATACTACCCTTAACAGTAGTGTTACGAATCTCATTCTCTGAAAGAATACTCGACACTTCAGAAAATGTATTCCAACTACTTGAATACACAAGATATTTACATTGTTCATTTGACGATTCCTTATTGGCTTTAATAATATCGCGCAACGCCTGAGATTTGGTATAACGAGTATCCTCGCGGACACCACCTCCACCTTCACATTCTTCTTTTCCAGTAGTAATAATTAGGTCATCAGGTGTTATAACTGCCCTACAACAGGGACAATTTTTTGAAACAACTAGTGAATTACTGATACATTCAATACAGAACGAGTTATTACAGCATCGAACAAGGGTTCTATTAGTAATATCATCACAACAGATAGGGCACATTTCTGCTTCACTAATGCGCTCTTTCAAGTTAGAAATCTGCTCTTTAATACCATCAATCTCATCCTGATGTTTCTTCAATGATTCTTTTTTTGCATTCTCACTAGAATATGTAATTGCCTGAGCAGCATCAAATTTAATTACGGCATTCTTCAAATTCTTTTCAAATTCAGCAGTTACTACACTAATAAGATTTTTTGCATCAGAAACCTTCAAACAGCTAATATTATCAATTGCGCCATCAACATCACCAGCATTAAGAAGTTCCATAGCATTATCTGGAATAACACCATTCAATACTGAAATTACAGTTGGACTATTACACTTGTGAAGAATATACTTCAAAACTGGAAGATTAAATGATGCTTCAATAAATTCGTCCGAATTTCGAATAAATAGTTGTGAAACAATACTTTTCCTAAGAATATTTGATTTACCAATATCAGTACAAATTCTACTTGACCAAAGATTACTAAATGAACCTACTGTTTCTCTTAGGAAACCAGCATTATTAATTCGATTTCTTACAGGATAACTTTCAGCACTATAGACTGATGAATAAAATCCATATCCACCGGGATACAATATACTATGATAAGTAGCCGTAACAAACCAGTAAAATTTAGCTGGCAACTGTCCATTACTTGGCAAGTCAATTGTATCTACTTCATCATAAATAATACGTGCTACACATTTATTACCGTGCCACGTTTCATCTTCAGCAAATTTTCTGAAAAATTTATTAGACACCAATATAATAGGTTTTTGAATTCTATCTTGGGGTGAAACCTTCTCATATTCCGTTTTAAAAGCGTTCAATGTTTTGGTATTCCTTACCTCATAAAAATCAATATTTGTATATGTTTTAATAGCATTAGACCATTGACTGAATATAGTATGTGGAACAACAATCACATTAACAGGATGCATTACACTATTATCCCTCTCAGTATAAGACACTTGTGCAAGAAAATGATTCGCATCATTATTACCCTGAGAATATCGATTATATCCATATGTTTTAATGGTATTTGTAAATGAATATGTATCATCTTGAGTAGGAGGAACTGGACTATCACCTATCAAACCTAGAATTGTAAGTGTTTTTCCAGCACCAACCTTGTCACATAAGACACCTATTTTGGTCTTTATAAATTTACCATCATCGCTAACCTTAATTGGCATATTAGATTCTAACCTTTTAGCCTTATCTATACTTAAAATCTGATGTGGTTTCAATCGAATACCGAAAATTCTACTTTCATCTACATCTGGAAGAGATTCGGGAATAGGAATTGTATCTGGAACAAGGAAGTCAGGATCTGGCATTTTTTTATAGTAGAAATTACCAAATAAATTAGTAAATTAACCGCATTCAATTTTAAAATTAAAGGAGAATTAAATAAATATCTTCTGTTTATGTAGTATCTTTTCTCTACAAATATAACAATGTGATGATTCTTTGATACAATCACTACAAAAACAATGCCCACATGGAACATTTACCATATCTTTTGGTTTATCGAGACAAATAGTGCATTCATTTAATTCTTTCTTATCATTTTTTTGTTTTTTACTAGCAATTAATAATTCCATTTCTTTATTTTTAATCATATAATCAATATTTTGTAATTCTTGTAATTTCTGTTTTTTTAATAATTTATATAAAAAATTAGTATCTATTTCTTTCTCATTGAGTATGGTATGATCATCACTAATTTCTAAAATAATTGTTTCATTAATTGTTTTTTTATGTTTTTTTCCATTTAAAAACCTCATAGCTATATTCTATAGAAATAATTTTAAAATGAGAATTACTAGGAATTTGCTTTCTAGATTAAAACTACGATACTTCAACGAGTATTTCCCAAAAAATTCACTTAAATCTAAAGACCTAAAGGGGGAAGTAACACTAGATAGAATAGTGAATGAATATAGTAATCAGTGTTTATCAATAAACGCTAATTCATTTGTAGAAAGTGAGAAACAAATGAATAGATGGGGAAATCAAAATAAGGTAAAAACTAGTTATTATGGTTTGGGATATTATCCATCATTTACTCCAGCTGTATTAAAGAATAGTTTCATATCAAATCCCAATTTTTATAGTGCATATATTCCATATCAATCAGAAATATCACAAGGAAGATTAGAACTTCAATTTAACTATCAAAAATTAATAACTAATCTCTTTCAAACTGATGTATCAAATTGTTCATTATTAGATGAAAGCAGTAGTATAACAGAAGCAATAATATCAATTATTTCTAGTGATAAAAAATATAGGTCTCCAGATTTAAAAGTATATGTTGATAAGCATGCATTCCCACAAAATAAAGCAGTAATAGAAACTAGATGTAAT